TGCAACTTCTCGGTGGCCGTGAGGCAGCCGAGGAAGCAGGGGACGGAGCAGCCTGCGCGCTGGGTGCGTGTGACCTGCTGGGCCCGCACTGCGGAGTTCGCCGCCAACTACGTCAAGCAAGGCGACGGCATCGTCTGCTATGGCGCGGTCGAGGTGCCCGAGGTATTCCAGAAGCGGGACGGCGGCCAGGGGATGGCGGAGGCGTTCACGGCGCATCTGATCGAGCCATGGTCATACCGGCCGGAGGGTGCCGAGGGTGCGCCGCAGGTGGTGCGCCAGGCCCCGCAGCCGCTGCCCACACCGCAGCCGCAACAGCAGTCGATGAGCGATGACTTCCCCCCGTTCTGAGAATCACCATGAGCAACACTGACCACACCGCCCGGCCTGAGAGCTGGGAGGCACTCACGCAATGGGCCGCCAGCAGGACAGACTCGCCCGCTGCCGACTGCATCCTTGAACTCCGCGCCCGCGTGGAGCGGCTGGAGCAGGCGCAGCAGCAGGGCAACTCATCAGCAATCCTTACAAGTTCGCCGCCCGCCCCGAGCACCCCGGCGGGGCAGGGGGAGCTGGTGCGCAGCGTGGCGGAAGCCATCGCCGCCGCAAGCCTTGGCGACTGGACGCCCGAAGCCCGCCGCGCAATCCTCGCCGTGGCCGACTGGCAGAGCGGCATGGGTCGCGAGTTCTCCGCCGACCTGCTCCGAGAGGAGGCGGGGCGATGAGCACGCTCACCACCGCCTTGATGCTCGGCTGCGTCTGCGGGTTCTTCCTGGGTGTCACCGTGGCCTCGCGCCGTCGCCCCACGTGCCGCGAGTTGATGCGCGATCCTGATTGGCGCCGCAGCTTCACCCACGAGAACACAAGGCGACCTGAAGGGCCGCCGCCCCTGAAGCTCCGCCGGGAGGTGGGGCGATGAGCGACCGTGACCTGATCGCCCGCCTGGCCACTGCGCTGCGGGTGCAACTCGATGGGGTGAACCTCTACTCCGAGCTGCTGGCTGAGGCTGACGCCCGCGCCCTGCTGGCCGAGGCCCAGCCCCAGCCGGTGGAGCCCACGGATGATGAGCTGAAGCTGCTGGCGGCTGACTCTGAGTTCGCGTACGAGGACTGCGGACAGTTGTACAACGGCATCAAAGAGGGCTATCCCATCACTGAGGAGCTGCTGACCTTCGCCCGCGCCGTGATTCGTCGCTGGGGCCGCCCTGCGCCGGAGCCGCAGGAGCAGGCCGATGGCTGATCTGACATCAGAGCAGCAGGCTCTAATCATGGCCGGTGTAGTGGCCGACTATGCCCTTGCGTTGGTTGGTGGCATGGGTCTCAACGGCCCCATCGCACCGGTCCACCCCGATCAGTTCTCAGCCTCCGCCGCAAAGCTGCGTTACGCAGTTGAAAGCTACAACGCACACATCCTGCTGATGAACCGCCGTGACTGACCCCAAGCGCCCGGCTCAGCTAGCACTTGACATCCGCACCGCGATCGAATCCACCTGGATCCATCAGCCTGTGGTGGCTGCTTTGCTGCAGCTGGCCAGCCAGATGGAGCGCCAGCCCATCACCCCCGCCACGCTGCGGGCTGTTGCTACTGAACTGTCGAGGTACCCATGACACGCGGCCTAGCGGAGCCGCACCAAATCCGTATCCACACTGCTGCAAGATCCATGATCCCCGCTGAAGAACTGCAAACCCGGTTCACCTATCACGATCCCAAGGTCAGCCAGATCAAGGCCTACCAAGACATCCGCGACAAAGCGCACGAGCTGGCGCAGATGTTCGCCCAGCTCTGCCCCGAATCTCGTGAGCTTGCGCTAGCTCACACGAACTTGGAACAGTCCGTCATGTGGGCCAACGCAGCGATTGCCCGCAGGTCGTGACGATGATCGCCTTCACCATCACCTCCGACCACGGCCGCATCGGGCCGCTGTGGTGGTTCAACTCCAATCGCATCCCGCGCCCGTTGTCTGATGACAGCTCCCTGATTGCTCGCCGCTGGGGCACCTTCGGCTTCGGCCGTCATGTTCGTTTCATGCTTGAGGTTGACTGATGACTGACCCCGCTATGTCACCCGCGCAGAAGATCCGCAAGGCTTTGGCGGAACGCTACTGCTGCGAACCTGATGACATTCCGACATCCATGTCTGAGATGGAATCGGTTGCCTGCATTGTTCTCCGCGCCGCTGCGGATGAGGTGGTGCCGGTTGATGGTTGGGTTGGGCTGCACCCCGAGGCAGTGGAAACGTATAAGGAGATCCGCCGCGAACTCCTCGCCATCGCCGCCGAGCTGGAGGCGCAGCCGTGACCGCCGACCTCAACCCAGTCGCCCGCCTTGCCGCCGTGCTCCGCGCACGCCGCATCCCAGACCCCGAGCAGGTGGCGCTGCTCGCTACCGAACACATCGCCCACGAGCTGCACCAGCGGTACAGCCATTCAGATTCCGCTGACTGGCTCTTGGGTGAGGGTGAAATCTACGCCCAACGATTGCTCGACCCATGAACGACCTGCCCATCACCCGCCTCTCCTGCTTCGTCGTGGTGTTCCTCACCGCTGCCCTGGTGGTGATCGCGCCCTCCATGCGCGAAGCCAGCTGCCACCCGCTCGACTCCTGGACCAACTGCCGCCACATCCGATGACCACGCCCACCACCTCCACCCGCTACGGCCTGTCCCGCGCCGGCCGCTGGCTCAGCCCCATCACCCGCAAGGGCGTGCAACCTGCGCCGCTCGAGCGCGCATGGTCAGCCCCGACCGTTGACGAGGCGATCGATCAGGCGTTCATCCTCCGCGCGTGCTACGGCATGTCGTGCGAGGTGCGCGCTACCCGTCCCACCGCACAGGATCACGAATGAAGCGACCCTCTGAATTGAACGCCCAGCCGTGGCGGTTCAAGCCCGGCGATCTGGCCTACGTCCGCGGCTGGCGGCAGGATCTCTCCGGCCGGGTGCAGATCCTCGATCAGCTGGTGGGGTGCATCCTGCCCCACTACTCCGCGATCGACAGCACCGGCGCCACCTGGCGCTTCTCTCAGCTCGAACTGTCCCGCCGCCCGATCACCCTCTGATGGCCATTCTCGTGGATTGGCAGCTGGCGAACCGCTGCCGCAATGGTCTGGTGACCCCGTTCGATCAGGAGCTGGTGAACCCCGCCAGCGTTGACCTGAGGCTGGGTGACACGCTGCTGATCGAGTCGGTAGAGGGGCCTGAGCTCAAGGCCTACCCACTGGGCCAGCACTCGCAGGAGGATCCGTACTGGCTGCGGCCCGGCCAGTTCGTGCTGGCCTGCACCATGGAACAGGTGAACCTCACGGCTGATGTGGGCGCCCAGTTCCTGCTGAAGTCGAGCAGGGCCAGGGAGGGGCTCAACCACCTGATGGCCGGCTGGATCGACCCCGGCTTCCGCGGGGCTCTGACCCTGGAGCTCCACAACGTGCGCCAGCTGCAGGCCCAGCCGCTGTGGCCCGGGCTGCGGATCGGGCAGCTGATCGTGCACTACCTGGCCAGCCAGCCGGGGCGCTCGTATGCCGAGACCGGCCGGTATCTGGGCGACACGACGGTGCAGGAGAGCAGGGGATGACCGACCCAGTGAACCACCCGGCGCACTACACGTCGGGCCGGTACGAGGCGATCGAGGTGATCGAAGATGCGGTCTACGCCGCGCCTGATGCGGTGACTGCAGGGTGTCACTGGCAGGCGCTGAAGTACCTGCTCAGGCTCTGGTTCAAGGGTGAACCGCTGCAGGATGCCAAGAAGGCGCGCTGGTATCTCGACCGTCTGATCAGTAAGCTGGAGGGGAGGGGCGGTGAATTGCGTTCGATGGACTGAGCCGGAGCTGGCGCAGCTGGAGCAGATGGCAGGCGATCTGCCTTTGCCCCTGCTGGCCGAGCGGTATAACGCATGGGCCGCGGCGAATGGGTTCACGCAGCGGAAGCCGGCGAACATCTGCTCAACGTGCAACCGGAACGGCTGGTTCACCTACTGCGAGGGAGAGTACCTGAGCTGCGGTGCGGTAAGGCGGATCACGGGGATTCATCAAACCCGGCTCGAACGAATCGTGCGTGATCGGGAGCTGGTGATCGTGAACCACGGATGGCGGAAGTTCATCCGCCGGATCGATCTCGCGGAGGCTGCCAGGCGGCATCCCCCGGACTGGTATCGGGTTTCGCGTGATCGGCTGTTCCTGCTGTTCGAGGATGCGGAGCTGGCTGAGCATGTGGCCGCCAACCGCCAGCGGCCACCGCTGCCGCGGTATCCCCGGCCGGTGCGGTGCCTGGTGACGGGGCAGGTGTTCCCGACCATGCGCGCGGCTGCGGTGGCGGGCCAGTGCCACCCGGGGACGGTGCGGAACAGCTGCGAGAGGGGGGGCAGACCGACGCCGTGGGGCGCCGCGTGGGAATGGGTGTGAAGCATTGTTACAGCCGCTGGTGTGGGGTTGGGTGCCGGCTCGATGATGTGTGCATCGGGAGGCAACTGCCTCCTCCGGGGCCTCGGCCCCTGGCCCGCGGGGAGCCTGCCAGATCGTCGGCAATCCCCGCACCCACCACGCCACCAGCCGGATCCAGGAAATGAACAGCACCGCTCTTCAGTCACAGCTCAAGGCAGCTCGCGCCACCGTTAAGACCTTGCAGTTCGGCACTGATGCATGGGATGCCGCGATGGTTGTTGTCCGTCAACTGGTTGAGCAGATTGAGGCTGCCAAGCCTGCCGAGGAGTTCTGCAGCATTGACAGCGGCATCCATCGCACTCGGCTGTCGAACGGGCGCATCGCCTGACCCACCACGGCCCGCCGGGGCCTACCCGGCAACTTCTCCATCGCATCAAGCACATGGCAAACAATCGCCTATTCATCCGCAATCGAAAAACAGGCGAGTACGCAGTTTTTCTGAAGTCTTTTGGCGAGGGATGGATAATACGGAAGACGGCCGAGCAGATTGAGCAAGACGTCGCTGAGTTGTTTGATGACGCGGCTTTTGGCAACTGCTTTGGTGCCGTCTCTGACCTTGAACTGGTTGCCGAGAGTGACCCTCGGTATGAAGAGGTTGACGCCCTTTTGATTGAGACTGACCCCGCTGACCACAACCACCCCAGCCTCAGCGCTGCCGAGCGCAACCCCTCCCTCCGATGACCGACACTCCCTACAGCATCCTCACCGCTGCCATCGCCGCAGTGCTGCCCGAGGAAACCGAACGCCCCGACCCTCGCGATACCGTCCGGCTGGTTCGTCAGTCCGAACGCAACCGCATCAAAGCCAAGCTGCTCCAGTACGCCGACAGCCTGCCCGCTGCAGCCCGATGAGCTTCCCCACCCTTCGCTTCCCCCTGGTGCCCGACCTGTATCAGGTGACCATGCGCCACGGCGCGCGGCTGATCCGGCGTGAGGTCGAGGCGGTCACGGCCTACTCCGCGCTGCTCACCGTCCGGGCCCAGCTCCCCAGCGCGCAGCTGGTGTCGATCCAACTGCCGGGGGACTGGTGACCCACGCCCTTGCATTGCCTGATAGCCAGGCCTTCCGGGTTGGCGCCATGCTGGAGCGTGAGCGGATCCTCGCCCTGGTAGATCATCTGATCCAGCGGCAGCCATGCCGGCGCGATCGGCTGGTGCTCGAGCGGCTCCGCGCTGAGATCACCCACGACGCCCCATGATGCCCCACCTGCACCGCCTGGCCAGCTTCGGGCCGGCACCGTTCACGATCGGCACCGCAGCACTGGCAAGCCAGTGGAGCTGCACCGTGGGCGAAGCCCAGGACCGCCTGGACCACCTCGCCGCTGGTGGCTGGCTGTCGTACTGGGCCGGCTACAACGCGTTCACGATCACCCGACTGGAGATCCCCTGTGATTGAGATTCTGACCACTGGCATCATCCTGCTATGGGGCTTCGTGATGGGCGCCGCGTGGCAGGAGTGGCGGCACCAGAACCGCCGCGCGCGTGCATTACGAAATGTCACATTGCTTCGCCCGCGCGGTGGTCGCCGCGCATGATGACCACGGGCAACGACCCGAACACTTCACCGGAGACACACGATGACAATCACCTCCCTTCTCGCGCTGCTGCTGGCTGCGCTGCTGCTGCCGATCCTGATCCTGCTCTGGGCCACTGAGTCGCGTGAGCAGCGCGCGCGCCGCTGGCGCCGCCAGGGCATGACGCAACAGGCCATTGCTGATCGCCTCGGCTGCAGCCGGTCCACGGTCCGCAGGCTGCTGGTGGTGGCGTGAGAGATCCCGGCGAGACCCCGCCGCATCAGTGGGTGCCGCTCCTGCGGCCCCATGTGCCCGATCCGGTGATCCTCGACTGGCTGCACCTGCTCGGCGTGTTCCGCACGCGCGAGCCGATCTGGCGCACGTCAGACCTGCGGGTGCTGTGGCACTGCAGCCAGCCGGCCGTCAGTCGCCGGACCCAGGCGCTGATCCGCTACGGGCTGGCCAGCCGGTTCACTGAGTACCGCAGCATCAACCGCTCGCGGCTCTACCGGATCCACGCCCACCCAGGCCCGGAGGCGTTCGGGCTCACCATCTCCGCCACCGCATGACCCACACCCTTCACCACGGCGACTGCCTCGACATCCTCCGCACCATGGCTGATGCCAGCGTGGACGCGATCGTCACTGATCCGCCCTATGGGCTGGCGTTCATGGGCAAGCGGTGGGACTACGACGTCCCCAGCGTTGAGGTATGGGCCGAGTGCCTGCGGGTGCTAAAGCCCGGCGGGCATCTGCTGGCGTTCGCCGGCACCCGCACCCAACACCGCATGGCCGTGCGGATTGAGGACGCGGGCTTTGAGATCCGCGACATGATCGCCTGGGCCTACGGGTCGGGGTTCCCGAAATCGATGGACGTGTCGAAGGCGATCGACAAGCTCGACGCATCGGAGGCGCAGCAGGCGCGGCGGTATCGGTTCACCGAATGGGTGCGATCAACCGGGCTGACGGCCAAGCAGATCGACGAGGCCACCAGCACCAACATGGGTGGCCACTACACGACGGCCGCCAGCCAACCGGCGATCATGACGCTGGAGCACCTTGACGCCGTGCGGCACATGATCGGTGAAGTGCCGGAATGGGTTGAGCGCGAATGCGAGATCCGCAGCGTGGAGTCAGAGAACTTCAAGCAGCGCGAGGTAGTGGGGCAGGCGATCGGCATTGACACCGCGAGGGCAAGGCTCGGCATGCCTGGCCAGGACAATCAACGCCGGGAGTACGACATCACCGCCCCAGCCACGCCGGAAGCCCAGCAGTGGGCCGGCTGGGGCACTGCGCTCAAGCCCGCCCTAGAGCCGATCACCATGGCCCGCAAGCCGCTCACCGGCACGGTCGCCGCGAACGTGCTGGAGCACGGGACTGGGGCGCTGAATGTGGATGGGTGCAGGGTGGGGACATCAAAGGAGGTGCCAGCCAGCGTCAGCAGGAAGGCGCCTGCCAACTGCTACGGCAAATACGCGGAAGCCGGCGAAACACCGGGCATTGGTGGCCACGACCCGAACCTCGGCCGCTGGCCAGCGAACCTGGTCCACGACGGCAGCGACGAGGTGCTCAGGTTGTTTCCGCAGACAGCCAGCGGCTGTTGGCGTGAGGGGATGACACAGCACTCGCGCACCTTCAACGTGGCCAAAGGCGTAGAGGCTGAGCGAGTCCGTGATGCGCGGGCTGCTGACTCCGGCAGCGCCGCCCGGTTCTTCTACACCGCCAAAGCCAGCGCCGCCGAGCGGCAAGGCGTCACCCATCCGACCGTCAAGCCCCTCGACCTGATGGCCTACCTGTGCCGGCTGGTCACACCACCCGGCGGGATTGTGCTCGACCCGTTCATGGGCAGCGGCACCACCATCAAGGCAGCAGTGAGCGAAGGCTTCCAAGCGGTCGGCATTGAACGCGACCCGGCCTATTTCGCCATGGCCCAGCAGCGGATGGACGGCGCCCAGCTGGGGCTGCAGCTGTGAGGATCACCCCTTCCGCCTGAACGGGAACGCCTGGGTCAGCAGCTGGAGCGCCAGCTGCACCAGGCTGTTGCTGCGCAGCGGGCTCAGGCCGATCACCTCAGAGGCGACGAACAGAGCGAGTGCGGCGATCTCGACTTGGGTGGGGGTCATGGTGTCCTCCTAGGGTTGTGCAATCATCGCCCAGCCGGTGGCCGGGCCCTCGACCATCCAACGCGGACCGAGGTTCTGGCGGCTGTACCTGAGGCGTGCGCCCCAGTTGTTGACGTACCGCCCGGCCACCAGGTCGAGGTCACCGAACGGGTCGTGAACGGTGAGGCTGTTCGCGTCGTAGCCGATCGCGGTGATCCAGTGGCCGCCGCCGGTGGGTGCCGAGACCGGCCCCTTGTGCAGGATGCCGAGCGGCACCGGGATGCCCGCATCAATCTGATCGCAGACGGTCTGCCAGTCGGCGTCCTGCACCAGCCGGGCGGTGACGCCGAACGACTGCAAGGCCTTCACCTGGGCGGTGGGGTCCGTGGTGTCGCCATACCGGAGCACCCTGCCGAGGTAGGTGTCATCAGCGTTCGGACCCTGCAGCGTGCCCGGCCGGATGGTGGCCAGCAGCATGGCGCACGCTGAGCTGAAGCACATCCGCAGCGCGTGATCTGTGGCGCTGTCCCGCTGGCTGTAGTAGGGCACCTGCAGCGGGTTGCTGAGGGTGCGGGGCTGCGCCTGCTTCCCGCCGTCCTGCCAGGTGCGATACCAGCTGGCGTCGTGCTTCTTCAGGCTGGCCGGCACCTTCTCCCACAGCTGCGCCACTGCCGCCCGCTGATGGGGCAGCCCGCGCCAGTGCTCGAAGAACGGCAGGATGTCCAGCTCGGCCGGTGCGGTCATTGCGGCCTCCCCTGCTGGCCCTGCTGCTGGTGCTGCGGCATGGAGATCCGCGGCTCCGCGATCGTCACCAGCAGCGGCACGAGGATCGAGAGCACGATCGCCAGGATCACGCCCTGCGCCACGCGCTTCTCCACCTCATTGAGCCGGCGGAAGGCCTCCATCATGCTGGTGCGGTTGTATTGGATCGCCTCGTGGATCGAGTCGAGCTTGCCCTCAAGGTGGCCGATGGCGCGCAGCACCTCGCCGTGCGTCGGGTTGTCCGGGGTGTTCCGTTCCATCGCTAGTTCTGCAGCGTGATGGTGGACGCCGCGACCGCGAAGGTGCCGCCGGTGGTGCTGATGTTGGAGCCGAAGTCGTTGTAGGCCACCAGCTCATCGGCCGAGCTGGCGCCGCCGCGGGCCTTGTAGTAGACGGCGGCGCGTGCGGTGATCGTGGAGCTGGTCCAGGAGACGGCGCCAAGGCTGATGGTCACCTTGTCGTTCGCCGTGTCCTTCGTCACGGTCACGGTGCAGGTCGCGCCGCCGGTGCTGTAGCCGGTGCCGGTTACCTCGTTGGTGACGTCGTCCCGCCGGTCGTGCGTGTCCTTGTTGGGCGTGTAGCTGCTGGTCACCAGCAGCACCTTGAACGTGTCCGTGTCGCAATCCACAGCACCCCGTGCCATGTCGTCGGGGAATGAGTTGTAGATCAGGGAGGCCATCTATGCAGCGCCATGGTGCTGCCCCTGATCCTAGTCTCCGGTGCCGGCTCCGGCCTCCAGGGTCGCGGTGATCGTGAGGTCTGCCCCGGCTACTGCGGAGCCGGCCGTCACTGCCCCGGCCTCCAGGCTGTAGGTGAGGGACAGCCCAGCGCCTGATACCACCAGGCCGCGCACGGATTCGAGCTCCACCTCCACATCCACCAGCCCGCCGCTGCGGTGCGTCTCCTCCGGCGGGCCCGTGTAGCGCCAGAGGGTAGAGGCCGGTGCCAGGTCGGCAGCGCCGTGGCCACGAGTCACAGCAGGATCCAGGGTGAAGGCATCGAAGCCGCCGGCCTGGCCGCGGAAGTGCGAGCGGAGCAGCGCCGCATCGGCAGCCGGCAGGTTCTCGTAGCCGAGCGTCAGGACGTAGCCGAACGACCGGGGGCCATGGGAGAAGCGCACGGCATCAGTGCCCCATGCCGGCTGGCTGGTGACCGAGAACCGGGGCAGGCGGTATGCGCGGGTGTTGGGCTCAAGCGCGGGGAAGGTGGCCATGATCAGACGTTCGGGTAGGGCCCGGTCGGCACCACCAGGGCGCGGGCATTGCCGACCGTGTAGCGGAGGTCGTCGATCCGGCCGCCGAAGCCGTAGGTGCTGCCGATGGTGTAGTTGCCGATGATCGCCTTCTGCCCGCTGCCGTAGTTGTAGTCGGTCGTGTCGCTGCCGGTCGTGGCGGATTGCGTGCCATCCACTGCAATGCGGATCGTGCCGTTCTGCCGCACGCACCAGATGTGGTGCCAGGCATCCACGGAGAACCCGGCCGACTGTGCCAGCTCGCCGCCAGCCTTGGCCCATCCCACCCGGTAGGTGGTCGAGTTGACGTAGGTGGCATAAAGCCGCCCCGTTGATCCAGCACTGGGTGATGGCACCTGCATGATCGTCTCTGCGATACCGACACCGGACGGCATGTAGATCCATGCCTCAATGGTGAAGTCGCCCGTGCCGGGGCAGAGCACCTCGTCATCGAACGCGACCGCGTGGCCCGTGTAGCCGAACGATGCCGGCGGCCAAGAGAACCGCCCCGCACCGGTGCCCCACTTCACGAAGTCGGTTGCGATCTGCGCGGACCCGTACACCTCAGCGGTCAGCGTGTTCGTCTGCGCGTCGTTCAGGAAGGTGGTGCTGCCGCTGGTGCCGTCGAAGTGCAGGATCAGCTTCGTCATCTCAGCCAGCGTGATCTCCGACCCGGCACCACCTGCCATGGTCAGGGTCACAGCCAGCTCAGCGCCTGGCAGGTAGACGCTCACTTCACCGCCGCTGGTGGTCGTGGTGACAGCACCGGGCAGCAGGGTCATGCGTAGCGTGAGCGCGAGGCCCGGCAGGCTGGCGCCCGCGGCGGCACCGCTCGTCATGCTCAGCGTGATCGGTCCCAGGCTGGCGCCCGGTGCGCCGCCCGTCGCAGTCAGCAGCCGGACGCGGACGTCATGATGTGGCCCGCAGAAGTCCTCGATCTCAGGCGGTTCGGCGTAGCGCCACAGCCCGGCACCCTCTAGGAACTCGTAGGGGTCAAAGCCGGAGAACGTCTCAGGCGGCAGGCTGAACGCCAGGAACTCGCCCTGCTGGCCGAGGTAGTGCTGCTCGATCAGCGACCGCTCGTCCTCCGTGAGCCGGGTGAAGGTGAGATCAACCGACCCACCCACGACCGCGTCACTGTGCCGCACCCTGCTCTGCTCACCGCTGAGCGCCGTGAATGCCGCGTGCGGGTACTCGCCAGGTGTGAACGACCGGGAGCTGGGGGCGATGGCGGGAAAGGTGGGCATCAGCTGAACGTCAGAGCCAGTAGGTAGAAGGCGTTCTGATGGTATTCGGGATCAACAGTGGTAAAGGTCAGGTCAATCTGATGCGAACCCGGCGACAGCTGCAACTGCACCACGTTGCTGGGATCAAAGGATGGATTGCCCATTGTGCAGCCGCCGGTACCCTCTACACCATTGGCGCGAATCCGTAGTGTGCCGTCAACAGAGACCTGCATGACGTCGTACGAAGCATCCTGATGCTCGACCTGGCCGGATAGCGTCATGGTCATCAGCGTACCGGCAGGTCCGACATTGATTACACCAGTCGCTGTGCCACTCTGTACAGAGCTGTTGGTTCCGCCACAGTTCGCAGAGTCTTCAATGTCGTATCTGATTTGTGTGCCGTCTTGGTTTATTGTCCAGCCAAGTTCTGGCGGGGTATTGCTCTGCACTGTTTGCCAAGCAATCAATGGCTCCTCTGGGGCGAACCGGACCTGCAGGGTATTCAGCGGGAACACATCATCGAACCCGCCGCTGGTGCTGGTGATCGACAGCGGCATCTCGTAGTAACCCTCGGTCGGGAAGTCCGACTCCTGGAAGGTGACGCGGAACTCCTTCTCAAACACATAGTCGTTCGGCGGGATCGGCCAGAGGAAATACTCTGGCGGCCGGCCGGTCTCCCATGGTTCCGCGATCGTCTCGGTCGCATTCACAGACGGCAGGCTGGCGGGCTGCGGATCCACCAGCCGGTCCTTGTCGTCATAGGCCAGCACCAGCCCGCTGGTCACGGTCGCTTCAAGGGCGCCCAGATCCTGATAGGGGGCCTCGCCGGTCGGGGTGATCTGGACGTAGAACACCAGATCGAGGCCGTCCCAATAGCCGGAGGAGAAGCCCAGGTTGCCGGTCCTGAACGGACTCACACCACCACCCGCCGGGGGCGCCTCTGCCGCGGGTGCCGTCATCTCGACCTGGTTGTCTGCCGCGGTGCCCGTCTGATACACCTCGGCTGGCACGCTGGTATCGGCGCTGCTGTTCACATCACAGCTCACGCCCGTCCGGTTGCTGGTCAGCAGGATGCCGGTGCCCGTGGCATTGGCCACCGCCAGCGCCACTAGGCTCCGGCCGCTGCTGTCGATCGGGAAGTGCATCAGGTCCATCGACACATCGCCCGCCGCCGACTTGCTGATCCGGTCCACCTGGTAGAGGTAGTCGTGTGTCGATGCCGCACCGTCGCTCGGCGTCCGCTGCAGTGTCACCCGCACGATGTCGCCCGGCGCCAGGTTGGGGGGGAAGTCCACGGACCGGCACTGGGCCCGCGCGCTGTGCGTGATGAACTGCCGCCTGGCTCTGATGTAGGCGCCGACCTTGACGGCATGGTTCTCCCGGGTGCAGAACGCCGAGAGGTCGTGCTGCTCATAGGGCCCATCCGTCGCCTCGCCCGTGTATCTCACCTCGCTGGTGCGGATGATGCCCACGTCATCGGTCAGCTGCTGCCGCCAGATCGTCTGCACGCAGAACGGCCGCCGATCCGCCGGCGGGCTGAACGTGATCTCGAACCCATCCGGCAGGATGTGATCCTCGGTGAAGGTCGCCACCCAGCTCACCGCCGTGGTCCTGATCGTGCCGTCACCATTCACCGGCAGCAGCGGCCGGAGGCCCCGGCGCCCCTGGCTGCGCGTCTCAGCCAGCAGGAAGTAGGGGGCCATGTTGGCCAGCAGATCGCCCAGGTTCTGACTCTGCGTGATGGCGATGTCACAGTTGAAGCTGTTCGCCGCCAGGAACCGGGCCGCCGCCTGCAGGCTGGTGAGGTCGATCTGGCTGGCCGGCAGCCTGGCGCAGTTCACCAGGGCCCAGTTCACCAGGTCCGCGAAGTTGTTGGACGGGCCAAACACACCATCCAGCAGCCGGGTGACATACATCCCATTGCGGACGAACGCATGAACCTGCCGGTTCCACAGATCGAACCCGTCCGGGATCGTGACCGTGAACGACAGGGTGGACATGCCTGAGTAGACCCCGACCGTCCCGCAGTAGTACGGGCACTCCGGCATGGTGTAGCCGGTCTGCGCCGTGACGAAGTTCCCGGGCGTCCAACTGCCTGCGCGGCGGTCGTAGGTCTGGGTGTGGGTGCCGACCCGGCAGGATCTCTGGAAGATGTCCCGCACCTGGATCGAACCGATCAGGCCCTCAGACAGGACCAGGTGGTAGGACGCCGTTACCGCATTGCTGGCGTCATTCGAGAAGCGCGCCTCCGTGGCCGGGGGCGAGATCAGCACGCCGCCGCTGCCGGCCGTCTCATCCCGCCGGCAGAACACGATCGGCACCGGTTCACCCAGGATCGCGGCACGCTGCGGGCTGTCCAGCTGGCTGTCGCCCTCCGCTGCAGCATCGGCCAACGGCGGCCGGATCAGGCCCGCCTCGATCGACAGGAGCGCCAGAGGATCGCTGCTGACCAGTCCGCTCATAGCCGGCACCCCTTGCCGATCAGC